TACCTAACCAAGGTGTATTTAGATTTTCTAGTTCAATTGATGCTACAGCTGGAGAAGATTTAAAAAATCCTCAACAAATAACAGTACAAACAAAAGTAGCTACAGGATTTATTTATGAATCAGGAGGGGATGAAATGGAACTTATTTTACGTTGTGTTAGCGGTAGTACTAATATTCCATTTACTTTTGAAGATATTACTTTAGATGCTTATTATTTAGGTAAGAAAGTTAATTGTGGGTCTTTATTAGGCAACGTTCAAGGAGTTGATTATAGAGATGGTATTACAGTTAGTTTCGTTACTTCAAAAGGAGGAGTTTTTAATAATTCCGCTGGAGCTAGTTTCCAAGATATTGCAAGAGGTAATTTTTATAGAAATTATGAATCAAATTCAATTGTACTTGATGAAGAGAATAGAGTTCGTATGTTAATTGAAAATGCTGGTCTTAATGAATTATTAATTAATAAAGGTGTTGCTTGGAAAGATAAAGGTGGTGTAGAAAGAGGTGGTACAGTAGAGGCTTTAGAATTTACACTTAAAGCTCGTACAGAAGTTGGATTTAAAGCTCAGGATGAAATTAAATTTATTCTTGAAGGTACTTTAAGAGAACCAAATAATGGTGGTAATAGAGCTAACTTATTTTACCCACCATCAACCCCAGCTGAGGTAGTTCAATTCCCTACTAACTTTACAGTTAACGGAGCTTATGATGATGCTGATGGAGATAATACGGCTTCAGCTCCTTATTGGGTTTATTCACAATCAGTTTCAAAAAGTATTATTGAAATGTCTTCATCAAACTTTAATGAAGCTTATGGAACAGCTTGGTACCAAGGTCAAATACCTTATATACCTGGACCTTCACAATATTTCGAAGGTGGAAGTGAACCAGCTGGAACTAAATTTGATCCAATAACTTCTCCTCTTGTAATACAAGAAGGTGATCAAATAAGATTTGTAAATAATGAAAATTATACTTATAATATAATTAAAGTAACAGATCCATCTGAAAACATTGTAAGCAATCCAGGTGGTGAAAGAGTTGGAAGAGTAAAACTAGAATTAGATGGAGAAGTGCCTACTAGTGTTAATAAAGACTTCTTTTTAGTAAGAAGGCCAACAACAAATGCTAATACAGTATTTATAAATGGAGATTTTCCTTATGCGAATTTAATTACAGTAGAAAATTCTTCATCAGGAGAAGTTTTAACATCGGGTATTTTATACCCTGATTTCCCTACTAATTTAATTAGTGTTAGTGCTTCAAGTATAGTAACTAACCTAATTAGTCAGGGAGTGATAGAACCTTAAAAAGATAACATATTTATAAACATATAATAATATTTATATAAAATAAACAAAAATGGGATATTTAAACAATGCAGTAATCACCGTTGATGCAATTTTAACAACTAAAGGAAGAGAATTGTTAGCAAGAAACGATGGTTCTTTTCAAATTACACAATTTGCTTTAGCGGATGATGAAATTGATTATACATTATATAATCCAAATCACCCATCTGGTTCTGCTTATTACGGCGAGGCTATAGATAACATGCCTCTATTAGAAGCTTTTCCAAATGAGCTTCAAATCATGAAATATAAATTAACTACATTACCTAGAGGTACAGCAAAATTACCTGTATTAGATTTAGGTTATGCAGCTATTACTTTAAAACAAGGAGCTCAATTAGCTATAACACCTCAAACATTAAATTACTTAGGTAATGAACAAATATTTGAAACAAGTGGTTATAGTGCAACTATTGGAGATGTAAGATTAATGAGTACATTTGTAGGACAAGGTATTCAAAGTGAAGCAGCAATAGCGGCTAATGAAACATCTACACAAACAATAGGAACTAATGTTTCTAAAACAGTTATTGGAACTCAACTTAATTTAACTGCTACAACAGTTAACACATTGTTTGGTTCTAATTCACAGTTAAGAACTACTTTAACTGTAGTAGGATTAGATAGTGGAGCTAGAATAACAGTACCAGTAACAATAACTAAACAATCATTAACAACTTAAGATTATGGCTTTTAAAACTTTAGACCCACAAGATTTTGTTGTAAGTTCCGACTCAGTAACTTCAACAGTTTGGAGTAATAATAATCCTTCATTAAATGTAGCTTTTTCTTCTTCAACTCAAGCAGAAGGCGCTTCAGGACCTTATTATTTAAGTGTTTACCAAACAGCCTCAGCATTAGATCAGGCTGCTGTACAATATCAAATTGCTTATGGTAATAAACAAGGAGCAGGAGGGGTTGATTTTGATGCCTCAGTACCTAATGTTTCACCTACCTCTACAATTTATGGTCAGTATAGAACATTAGTATTAGAAGATGAAAATTCAAATTTTGTATTTGGTGCTTCAGCAACCGGTAGTGGTAATAATAACGATTTTTATGTTATAAGTGTTGAAAGAGCAAGATATAAAGAATCATTATTACCTGGTTCTTTAAATTTAGTATTATCAAGTTCTAATACAACAGCTACTTATAATGCAATCCATTTAACAGACAACTCAGGAGAAGTAACTTTACCAATTTATTATGGTACTCAAAGAGCTTATCAAATAATTAGTGGTTCGGATGGTACAGCTTGGAATGGTAATGGTTATTCTTATAGTGGTTCTTATGGTTTATTCTTACCAGATATTTCTACTATTTTATTAAATGCCGCTGCTTTAGATGATAATTCTGCACCTGGTTCAACTGGAACTGATGATGGAGGAGGTATTAATATTGGAACAAACCAAACAGCTAATACAGCTGGAAATAACCCACAAAAATTATATAATCATATTTCTGGTTCAGTTGGTGATACTAATGGTAATGTATTTAAATTAAATTCTCAAGAAACAATAACATCTGATTTTGTATTTGTAAGAGCAAGAAACAGTGAATTTAACTACTCCGAAAATCCAAGTTTTATATCAGGATCAACAGGAGAAGTAATTTACACGTATTTTATTGATAATCCTACAGTATATCCAACTACAGTTGGTATGTACAATGATTCTAATGATTTATTAGCAGTAGCAAAATTATCAAAACCAATACAAAAAGATTTTACAAAAGAGGCACTTATTAGAGTTAAATTAGATTTCTAAAATGAATGAGCGCTTTCAAACAACTAAACTCGCAAGATATAATAGTATCTCCACTGGAGGTAAATAAAGGTTTTTCCTTTTCGGGATCAGGCTTAACTGAAACCAATGTTGGAATTGATAGATATTTAGGCAAATCAGGAAATTATTTAGTTTCTCAATCTTTAACCGGTAACATTTCGGGTCAACAAATACCTGAAGTTTTAGTTTATAATTCTGTTAAGCAACTTTATTATGCTAATTACTTATCTGGTAGTGCAGGTTTTGTTGGAGCGGCAACTTCTGGAAGTATTGTTTTAGGTGCTGATGAAAGCGGAAATGTAATGGTTGGTAATAAACAATCAACAAATTATTATGATTATCAACAAACTACACTATGGCCTAATAGATTTATAGTAACTGCAAGTGCCGAAACGGCATCTGCAGAAGTAGGAGTTGTTTCAATACCATCTAAACTTTACGGAGATTACATTCAACCTGAATCATTTATTTTAGATGTTGAAAATAGTGGATCAATTATTGATGATGGAGAAGGAAGACTTAAATTCGCACCTGCTGGTAGTAGTACTTATGAATACATGAATGGTAATATAATTTACGATCATGGTATTATTACTATTTTTGGAGATACAATTGATGGTGATACAATTAATACATTAGGATTTGTTACATCTTCTAATGTTACAATGTCATTTTCAAGTTCTATACAAATTTATGAAACACAATATCAAGTAACAGTATTTGAAGATGAATATAATTATTCGCTTAACCCAAGCATAATAACTGGAAGTCAAATACCAACTAAATTCTCAGGCAGTGATATTGATTATTCTAATACGGCTTCTTTTGGAAAACCATTAGATTTTGCTACTAGTTCTTATTTTAGCCCGTATATTACTACGGTTGGACTTTACGATAATTCATTTAATTTATTAGCTGTTGGTAAATTAGCTAAACCTTTACAATCATCATTAACAACAGATACTACAATTTTAGTAAACATTGATAGATAATTATTTGTCTATCTAAAAGGTTTTATTTATATTTATACAAAACAAAAATTATGAGTTGGACCTATAAAACACACAAAATAGGGGACGTTACTCAATTTCCAGAAAATACATTTGGTTTCGTTTATATAGTTACACATAAACCTTCTGGGAAGTCTTACATTGGGAAAAAAGTATTATTCCACAATAAAAAACAAAAAATTGGAAAACGAGAATTAGAAAAACTACAAGGTGTAGTTGGCCGTCGTCCTGCATATAAATTAGTAGTAAAAGAATCTGATTGGTTAAATTACTACGGATCACAAAAAGATATAAAACAACTATTACTTGAAGGTAAAAAAGATGAATTTGAAAGGGTAATATTAAAAATTTGCCATGATAAAAAAACACTTACTTACTTTGAAGTAAAATATCAAATGCTCTACCAGGTATTAGAAAAACCGGATGAGTTTTTTAATGATAACATTTTAGGAAAGTTTTTTACTAAAGATCTAAAAGATATAGAATTTGAAGATCTCGTGGAAACCATAGAATAATATTGTATATTGTATCTAATATGGTAAATCAATTACTGGTTACATTAGTAAACTCTGTATTGGGTTCGGGTAAAGCTACTGCTCGAAATAACTATGCATACCACTGCCCGTTTTGTAACCACCATAAACCAAAATTAGAGGTAAATTTAACAGAAAATAAAGAAGGTAAAAATCCTTGGCATTGTTGGGCATGTGATGTAAAAGGTACCTCTGTGTACCAATTATTTAAAAAAATAAAAGCACCATCAGATAAAATATCTGAGGTTCAATCTTTAGTTAAGTCTTCTAAATCGTTTAAAATTAACAAATCAGATAGTAGTATTACATTACCTTCCGAATTTATTAGTCTTTCTACTGTTAATAACAGCGATATCACTGCTAAGCACGCGTTAGCATACTTAAAAAGAAGAAATATAAGTAAATACGATATAATAAAGTATAATATAGGATACTGTAAGAGTGGATTATATGCCAATATGATTATTATACCAACTTATAACGATGATGGTCAATTAAATTATTTCACAGCTCGTTCATTTGAAAAAGAACCTTACGTAAAATATAGAAACCCATCAGTATCAAGAAACATAATTCCAAATGAACATTTAATAAACTGGAATGTACCAGTAATATTATGTGAAGGTTTATTTGATGCTATTGCTATTAAACGAAATGCAATACCATTATTAGGAAAAAATATTCAAAATAATTTAATGAAGAAATTAGTTACTTCATTAGTTAACAAAATTTATATTGCATTAGATAGGGATGCAATTAAACAAGCTTTAAAATTCTGTGAAATGTTAATGGCAGAAGGCAAAGAAGTCTATCTTGTTGATTTACAAGATAAGGATCCTAGTGAAATGGGATTTAGTAATTTTACTAAACTTATACAAAAAACACAACCGTTAACCTATTCTAATTTAATGGAAAAGAAACTAGCAGTATGATTAAAAAAACATATGATAGGATAATTGAATTATCAGATGACCACAAACAAATAACTTTACCGGATTCTAGATATTATAGAAGAAATGGTGAGTATTATCCCTCTGTAACTTACGTTTTGCAGAGTTATCCCAAAGGTAAACATTTTGAAGATTGGTTAAAAAAAGTAGGATATAGTGCTGATTGGATTGTTAAAAAAGCAAGTGAAGAAGGTAATGCTGTTCACTTAATGATTGAAAAATATTTTAAGGGTAAAGAACTTAATTATTTAAACGAACATGGCTATCCTAAAATGGATCCAAATGTTTGGCAAATGTTTTTAAAATTTGTTAATTTTTGGGAAACACATAAACCAACTTTAATAGAAACTGAGGTGCATTTATTTAGTGATGAATTAAAAGTAGCAGGTACTTGTGATTTAATTTGTGAAATAGATGACGTACTTTGGATTATTGATTTTAAAACATCAAACCATTTACAAACTACATATGATTTACAATCAGCTATATATGCTAAAATGTATGAAGAATGTTTTGGTAAAACAGCCGAAAGAATAGGTGTAATGTGGTTGAAATCTAAATCAAGAGGACAAGATAAATCAGGTAAAAAATTAAAAGGTAAAGGATGGGAAATTTATGAATCTACTAGATCTCAAGAAGAAAACCTTGATATATTTAAATCTGTAAAACAAATATTTGATTTAGAAAATCCTAAACATAAACCCGCTACTAAATCATTTCCTACAACAGTAAAGAGAAGTATATAATATTTATAATAAAATAAT